ACACGGCAACTCAAGATAAATTATTTATACGTTGGTCAGATCAAGAAAATCTTAATTCATGGGAACCTAATGTTACAAACTCAGCGGGATCACAACGTATCGCAGGAGGTTCTGAAATTAGAGCAGCTGAAACTTCTAAGGGAACTATTTTAATATGGACTGATACAACTCTACACTCCATGTCTTTTGTAGGACCTCCTTTTATATTTGGATTTCGTCAACTCGGAAGTGATTGCGGAGCGGTAGGTTTAAATAGTACAATCGTTATTGATGATGTTGCTTATTGGATGTCTGATGGACAGTTCTTTAGATATACTGGAGCAGTTCAAGAAATACCTTGTCCTATACTTAATTATGTATTTGACGATATTAATCAAGTTCAATATGCTCAAGTCTATGCCGGTCAAAATTCTAATTTCTCTGAAGTCATATGGTATTACTGTTCGTTAAACTCTAATCAAATTGATCGATATGTGATTTATAATTATTTAGAAAATAGTTGGTATTTTGGTAATTTACCACGAAGCACGTATTTAGATAATGGAGTAGAATTTAATCCAATTGCTTCTGAATATATTGCTAACTCTACCGCTAATACGATTAGCACAATATATGGTTTAACAGAAGGTCGTTCTTTAATTTACAGGCACGAAGATGGTGTTGATGCTGATGGATCAGCGATGACTGCTTTTATAGAATCAGGTGATGGTGATATCGCTGATGGAGAAAACTTTAGTTTTATTAATAAAGTTATACCTGATTTTAAAAATCAAACAGGGAATGCTATAATCACTTTAAAAGCTAGAGATTACCCTAATAGCACTAGAGTATCTGGAGAAACGATAACAGTGTCAAATACGACACCTTTTTATAATTCTCGTATTCGAGGAAGACAATCCTCTGTTAGAATAGAAAGTACAGAATTAGGTAGTAATTGGAGATTTGGTACATTAAGAATCAACGTAAGACCCGATGGAAAAAGATAAATATACAATAAGACAAGCTCGTATTGACGATGCTGTTAAGATTAGAGAACTACTTAAAACGTGGCTTGTAGAAGCTCCATTTAACTTTGGAAATACGAATAATAAAAAAGCTCTTGATAATATTATATTTTACATTCGTAATAGTTTTGTTATAGTAGTGGAATATGAAAATGTTATTGTTGGTACTTTAGCTGCCACAATAGACGAAACTTGGTATAGTGACAAAAAGTTTTTACGAACTTTATGGTTACACGTCAATCCTAAGTATCGTAATTTTCATATCTTTAGAGCTATGATGTTAGTTTTTAAAGAACATGCATTGGCTAAAAAAGTTACAGCCATATGTGAAATATTTCAAGGTAAAGACGTTGCAAGAAAACACAACGCTTTTACTAAATTAGGTTTTGACGTAATAGGAGGAACATATATAGTCAATGGGTAGTATCTTTAAACCATCAACAACTGTCGTTCAAGCACCACAACAAAGCACTACGACTTATGATATTCCTGCATACTTTAAAGAAATTCAAGAAAGAACTTTAAGACGTGCAGAAGCTGAAAGTCAAGTACCTTATCAAGCTTTTCAAGGTCAACGTATCGCACCCTTATCTCAATTAGAACAGCAAGCGGCAAATATTGCAACACAACAAATTTTACCTCAAGCAGGTCAACTTGCTAATATTGGAGCACAAACTTTTGATACAACGATGGCTCAACAGTATATGAATCCTTATCAAGAACAAGTTATTCAAGGAACAATTGGAGATATACAAGAACAATATCAACAAGGTCAAAGAGCTTTAGCTGCACAATCTATTGGTGCAGGAGCATTTGGTGGAAGTCGTTTTGGAGTAGAACGAGCTTTAGGACAAGAAAGATTTTTAGATCAAGTTGGAGATATTTCAGCAAGATTGAGACAGCAAGGATTTGAATCAGGTGCGCAACGATTTGCTGCAGATAGAGCAGCTCAGTTAGGTGCGGCACAAGCTCAACTTGCATCACTAGGTGCAGCAGCATCAGGTATTGGTCAGTTTGGTCAAGTAGAAAGAGGAATAGCACAAGCGGATCTTGCTGAAGCTTATAGAGATTTCGTAGAAGAAAGAGGATATGGTCAAGAACAAGTTAGACAAGTTATTGGTGCATTAGCAGGTGCTCCGATTAGAAGTTATGGAGAAGAAAGATCAGGTTTTGTTGGAACACCTGTAAGTGGACCAAGTGCCTTTGGTCAAATTACGGGAGCTGCATTATCTGCATATCAATTATCAGATATAAGATTAAAAACAGATATTAAACTTGTTGGACAATCTGATAGTGGTATAAATATTTACAACTTTAAATATAAAGGAAATAATAAACTTTATCAAGGTGTTATGGCTCATCAAGTGCCTGAAGCATCGGCCGTTGATCAGTATGGCTATTTAAGAGTAGATTACAGTAAAATTGATGTAGAGTTTAAGGAGTTAAATTAATGTCTAGCGAAAAGTTTGATCCTAATAAAGATTTTTTACCAAGTGATTATGATGATAGTAAACAAAATATAAATATAATGGATGCTTCATACGAAGAAAATCCTAAAATAGGAATGTTTGATGTAACAAATGTTGATTATCCTGTAAAAACTGAAACTAGAAAAAGTCTTGAAACACCAACAAAAGAAGAAGAAGATGAAGAACCAAGTTTTATTTATAAATTAGGAAAAGGTATTGGTGAATTTGTAAATAAAGCAGGAGAAAGTTTAGGTAATTTTAAAGAAGCAACAGGTTCTGCTTTTGAAAATATTGCAGAATCAGCATCAGATAGATTAAATGATGTTTATAAAGACCCTGATAAAAGAAGAAATTTTTTAATTGGTTTAGAAATTATAAAAGAATCATCTGGTATTCAACCTATCAGTCAAGCAAAAAGTCCTTTAGGAAAAATAGCAACAGGAGCAGAAAGAGGAATAAGAAAATCTCAACTTTTTGATATTAAAAAAACTGAAGCTGAAGCTAAAAAAATTAAAGCTCTCTTAGGTCCTAGAAAAGAATATAGACCAGCAGATGAAGAGGCAATTTTAGATTTATATACAAAAGGAGAAAAATCTTATGTTAGAAGAAGAGGTGATTCTCGTTCTAAATTTGATGCTTTAAGAACTCGTTACAATGAAATTTTTAGACTTACATCAACTGGAAAAGAAATACCAACAGGTAAACTTGAATCTTTACTATTACCTGTTAGACAATTAGTTACAGGTACTGAAATAGGTAATAAACTTGATAATTATTTTAAAGATGGTAAACTTAATTTATCAAATTTAAGTAATGCAGAAAAAGTTGAATTTCAAGAAGTTTTAAATGCGTCTGCAAAACAAGCGATTGTATCTGAAGTAAAAGATTTATATCCTGCATCTGATAAAGATATTCAAGTTTTATTAGATAAAGTTGGTGATATTTCAACTTCACCTGAAGCTTTAATAAAATTAATTTCTGTGCAAAAAGCTGCACAAGAAGCTTATGAATTAGAAGGTGATATTGCTAAATCATTAGCTTTTCCTGGCTCTGGTAAATCAGGTGATGTTAATTTTGAAGAAAAAGCTAAATTATTAGCTTTAAAAAAAGTTGCTGAAAAATATGATAAACAAGTAACAGACGAAACTCTAATGGAGTTATATGGCTCTACTGATAGAAATCCATTTAGAGTATCTCAAGCTTATTACTATCAACAATTAAAACCACAAATTAAAGATAAAAGAACAAATTTTGAAATTTTTAAACAAACTCAAGAAGAAAATTTAAAATCAGAAGAAGATAATTTAAAACAAATACAAGATGCTTTATCGGGTAATTAAATGATATGGAAAGACAAGAAGCTTACGATAAAATTAAAAGTCAATATCCAGGACTTGAAGAGTCAACATATCAAGATTTTTTAGATAAAAAAATTAGTCCCGCTGATTTTCTTAATAAAGGAAAACCTAATCTAACAAGTAGAGAAACAAAAGCTCAAGATGAAGGTTATGATATTGATCTTATTGGTAAAACAATTAAGGAAATAGAAAAAGATGTAAAATTAGATCAACAAGCAAAAGAATTTGATCTTGAAGGTTCTCTTATAGATTACAAACCATCTACAAAACAATTATATAACGCATCAGGAATTAGAACTGATAAAGATTTATCTAATAGTATAAGAGGTAAATTAAGTTTTGGACTTCAAGATAAAGATTCACTTATTTTTAATGCTAAACAGTTAATTATTGAAGATTTAAAAAATCAAGGTTATTCTGACGAAGATATTAATGAATATGGAAATAAAATTGTAACTCGACTTCAAGCTGGAAAATTTAAAGATTTTAAAACAAATCCTGAATTAGTTTTTAGTATTCCTAAAGAATTAGGAGGAGACGGAAAGCTTTATAAAGCAAATCAACCAGGTTTTGATATGGGAGATTTAACATCTATATCAGGAGATATTTTACCAATTTCTGGAAGTATTGTAGGTGGAACTTTTGGAAGTGCTGGAGGTCCTGCTGGAACTATCGGAGGTTCAGCTCTTACAGGTGGATTATTGGAATACGCTAGATTAATGATAGGTCGATATGGGTTTGGTCTTAATAAACATTTAAGTGATGAAGAATTTAATAAGTTTGCTAAAGATTCAGCAATTGAGTATGGAGCATTTGATGCAGCTGCAACAGCTTTATTTTTACCTCTCGCTGCAATTGTTAAAAAAACAGTTCTAACCACACCTAAAGATAAATTAAGCATAGACACTATTAAAAAAGTTATTGCAGAGGGCGGAGTAATGGATAAAGCAATAAAAGAACCTCGTGATAAAGCAATTAAAATGTTAGTAGATGCTGGATTAGATGAAAAACAAGCACAAGAATATTTAGCTGTAAATTTAAAAACGGCTATTCCAAAAGCAGGGATTGTAGAAGAAAAGACTGAAAGTAAAATATTTAGAGGACTTAAAGCTACAGAAGATAAAGAACTTGTAAATCAAGTTGAAAATAAACTACTTAAAAATTTAACAGGTTTAAATAAAATTGATGATAAAGCTGCTGATGATTTAATATCAAATATTGATGAACAAGCTAAAATTATCAGAAATCAAGAATTAGCAAATGCAAATCAATCAATATCTGATGCTTTTCAAAATCTTCAAAAAACTAAACAAAGTGTTTTTAAAACAGGAACAGACGATTTAATAAATGATTTTAATATTGATTTTGCAGGAGTTACTGGAAAATTAAATGAAACACTAGGAATTCTATCTAATCAAATTGATAACATAACACTAACTAATAAAATAACACTTAAACCTGGAAATTTTGAAACTAAAGGCGTTATTGATAATATTTTAAAAGAATATAAAAGAAAACCTTTTAAAGAATTAAATAAAAAAGAATTAGCTAAATTAAGTCCAGATCAGCTTAAAGATTATAAAAGTAAATCTAGTATAGATAGTATGTTTAAAATGTTAGAAGCTGATACTGGAGCAGGTCAAGCTGTAGCTAAATTAGAAAAATTAAAAAAAGGAATTCAAGGTTTAGAAACACAAAATGTATCTTTAAAAGATTTAGTTTTGCTTAGATCACTTACAAGACAAATAGACGAAGCTTTACCGCCTGGTACACAATATCAAAAAGCTGTAAGAAAATTTAAAGGAGAATTAGATGCTACTATACAAGGTGGTTTAGTAGGTAACCTTGATGCTGCAGCTAAAGTTGCTAAATTTGATGAATTACTTGCTTTAAAAAACAGTACATACTTCAAAGATTTTTCACAAACATTTGGTTATGGAACAAGTAAAAAAGTAACAAATCCTTTACAGTATAAAGGAGGAAATATTTTTAATAAATTTGTAGAACCAAGCGAAACTTCTTTTGGTAATTCTAAAGCTTTAGGAATTCTATTAAAAAACGACAGTGGTAATTTTTTTAATACTTCATCTAAACAAAGAATTAAATCAGTTTTATATCAAAAATATTTTGATGACGTAGGACCTAGTTTAAAAGGTGAAAAAGGAAAAATGACTCACCAACAATTTTTAGAAAAATATGGTCAAAATTATAAAAACATATTAGGTAAAGAATATGATGAATTTTTTAAAAATCCTAATAAAGCAATCGAAGGTTATAATAAAATTATTGATGAAGCTGCTAAAGTTACAAATGATTTATCTAAAGCGTTACCGGGAATACCTATAAATGTTTTAGATTCGGGAGCACCTGGTAAAGTTGTTGATGCTATCTTTACTTTAGGTAATAAAGCTAACATTGATACCTTAGTTTATAATTTAGGTAAAAATTCTCCTAATATGTTGAGAGATATTCGAAAAGTTTATTTAGATAAGATGTTAAATACAACAAGAATTGAAAATGCAGAATTTGGAAAAAGCTACGCACGTTTAAATGGTGAAGCTTTAAATAAATTTTTAAATGAAAATAGAGGTATTATTAAACAACTTTTTCATGAAGATTTTTATAAAGCTCATAAAACTTTAGCAGATGCTTTAGAAGTTATACAAACGTCTGGTAGATATGAGTTAGGTATTCCAGGGGTTAAATTAACAGATAAGGCAAATAAAGCTGGATTATTTGTTGATATATTTGCAGGGCCACTTAACCATAAAAGATTAATTTTAAATAGAATAGCTAGAATATATGATGGATTTAATATTACTGGAGACAGTATGAGAGTTTTAAGTGATTATAATTTATTTATTGAATCAGCTAAAAAAAACTTTCTCGCAGGTAATTATCCAAAAGTATTTGATGATATTTTATTAAACGGTAAACCCTCTGAAAAGAAATTTATAGAAAGAAGTATTGATAAAATTAATAAAGTCATTACATTAGGCCAAGTTGTTCCAGGGTTTAGAAGAACTTATACTAAAAATGTTTTAAAAAATCCTTTATTTTATAAAAATTACATACAAGAAAAAATTCAGCCTGGACAAGATGACATAGGAGAACCACAACTATATGAACCTGTTGATGTTGCTTTAGAAGGTGTTAAAAAAGGAACTTTAAAATTAGTTGATAAAACTGTATTAAAATTAGCAAATAATTTATTTAGAGCCATAGAAGGAAGAAAAAGTACAACTGAAGAAATGGGTAAAAAAGCTTTTGAGAAAGATATTTTAAAAAAAGGTGATAAAGAAAAATAAAGGCTGCTATTGCGAAAATCTGGCAATCTGTTGGCTTCAAGAACAAGGTTATTTTGTATTTAAAGGCGCACAGACGCAATCGGCTGTTGATATGGTGGCCGTAGACCCTAAGACTTTAGAAACGATACTTATAGATGTGAAGATGGTATCACGCAGAAAGTCTGGTCCTAAAAAAGGTCATGAGATAGGACGTATGGCTAGAGTTGATAACAAAAAAATACATATTTTAAAAGTAGATTTAGAAACAAAACAATGTAGAATAGTAAAAAAGAGGAATAAAAAATGATATTAAGAAAAAATACAGATTGTATAGTTATTCATTGTGCTGCAACTAAACCATCTATGGATATTGGTGCAGACGAAATAAGAAAATGGCATAAAGAAGAAAGAGGGTTTGACGATATTGGTTACCACTATGTTATTAAACGTAATGGTGAATATGAAATAGGGAGACCTTTAGCTTTTCAAGGAGCACACGCAGTTGCTGTTAATGGTCGTAGTATAGGCGTATGTTTAATTGGTGGATTAAGTGAAGATAATCAACCTGAGAATAATTTTACATTAGAACAGTTTTTAACTTTAAAAGATGTAATAGAAATAATTAAAAAACAATATCATCATATTAAAGAAATTATAGGTCATTGTGATGTAGAAGCAAGAAAACCACATTGCCCGGGATTTAATGTACAAGAATGGTTAAATAAGGAAAATATAACATGTGGTTAAGTGCAATTAAATTAGCAATTCAGGCGGGAAGCCATATCTATAAAAATAAACAGCAGACTAAAATGCTTATGTCAGATGCTCAAAAACGTCATGCTGAGGCTATGGCTAAAGGAGAAGCTGACTATCAAGGTAAATTATTAGAAGCAAGACAATCAGACTGGAAAGATGAATTTATATTGCTTTTATTGTCGGCGCCTATCGTTATGTTAGCTTGGGCAGTCTGGTCCGAGGATCCTGCGGCAATGGATAAAATGAAATTGTTTTTCGAATACTTTAGTGATTTACCATTTTGGTATCAAACGATATTTGTAGGTGTTATAGCGAGTGTCTACGGATTAAAAGCAACTGATTTAATTAAGAGGAAATAATGAAAATATTTTGGAAATTAGCAGATAGATTTGCTTGTTGGTTGTCAAATAAATGTTGGCAAAAACTATATAAGAAAAGAAAATTTTGCAAGTGCAAGAATATTAAATAAATAATTCTTTCCACTTATCACCAGTTATTTCATCAGCAAGTTTCTTTTTATTGCTAAGAGTTTCTAGTATCTTTTCATCTATCGTTTTA